TCAAATCCACCTTGGAATACAAGTGTGAATTGTCTGTTAATCATATCGTCCGTTGCTGAACCTGTTGCTTCATAAGTAAGTCCAATACCGTCAATGTTTCCGTCAAATGCAAATACAGTGTTCGAACCTGTCTCTGCTCCAATTGGAAGTGGTTTTAGATATTGTGCGTTATCAATCTTAACACCCGCTGTCTCAACATCAACTCCTGAATATCTGTAAGGATTTCCTGAAGCGTTTTGTGTTGAAGTAGTTTGATATACTGCCTTCGGTACAATTGTCTCGTCTCCGTCAACAAATATTGGGTTTACTGGTTCAGCGTGACCAAATGGTACTGCTGATACAGGATAAGACCCTTGGTCTGCTACCTCTACTCTAATATAATCTGAATTATTTTGCCAGTCTCCATTCTCTGATACTTTACCTTCAGAATCAATCGTCCTGTTCATATCACCAATTACTCGTGCGATATAATTAGGAGATGCTGGGTCTAAGTTTACATTGTTAAATGTTTCAAGTACTGTCTTTCTCTTGTCAGTATCGTCAAACGCTCTTATTGTTACTGTGAATACTGAATACTCAGTTGCTCCACTCTCACCTGCTGCTTGTACTCCCGAAATAGAAATCTTGAAACGTGTGTTTTCATTTGTTCCGTCACCAAGTGTGTGGAACTTAAATAGGTCATATCGTTCGTTAGAAATTAATTGTGAAACAACCCAAGGAGTTGATGCCTCTTGTGCGTTAAATCCGAAGTCCTGTGTTCCAAGTGGTACAGCCTCTACCGTTGAACCTGAAATAGTTGCAATATCGTCTGCCTTGTCTTGGAAGTATGTATAAACATATCCATCTTTTGAACCAAGTGGATTACTTCCAAATACATCTGTCACATCATTTGATGCTGGTGGATAAAGTGAAGCGGATACTTCTCCGATTCCTGAACCACTTACTAAGAATGAACCTGATTCATCACCTGTTACAGTGAATGTACCAAATCCTACTTCTTCGTCACCTTGTGCTGTAGAATGTATACTTGTCAAAAGTGTTGTAGTTGAACCACTTACATTAGCGATTCCAATAGGTGTTGCTTGTGAATAACCACCAATACCCAATACCCTTACAATAGTTGCAGTTCCTGCTTCTCTCAAATAATTTTGTACTGCGTAATCTGTGTAGTAAGTTCCGTCAGGTGTTCCAAATTTTTGTTCAAAGTCTGCCTGTCCGTCTACTACGGTTGGGACAAATGCAGGGCCTTGCTTAAATGGGCCTACAAAGGCTGCCCCAATTTCTCCGATTCCCTCTGGTAGGAATGATAAGTCATTCTCTCTTGTGAATACTCCAGGGGATACGATACGTTCTGCCATATTAAATTCTCCGAATTAGTTATTTTAAATTAATTTCTATATCTATAAATATGAATAAATTTTTCAAACGAAAAACTTATAATTTCTGATAAGCTGTTATAGATTTCCATATATACATATAAATATAAGGTTAACGATGGAAACCTATAAATTTTATTATTACCGATAATGTCCACCACCTACCCAAAGTACTAAAGACTTTCTCGTTCCTTTTGTAATTGGTGTTACTCTGTGCATCATATAGGAAGGAAATACTACTACCTTACCAAATCCTCGTGGAGTTGTTAACCAACTATCACCACCTTGTGTAATTTGTAGGTCACCGCCTTCATAATCATCTGCTTCCGAAATCTGAACGGTAACTGATACTTTACGAAGTGATAACATTCCAGGCCCGATGTCTTGATGGGCACCATAATGTCCTTGTTCTTCTGCGTTATAAGTGGTATATTGTATTTGTTCGGGAGCTGATATTAAATCGAAGTTCCATAGAGCTTCATTCGCTTCCATTGACAAATCCAATAATCTTCTATATACCCAATCAAACTTTTCATTTTGTGGTAACCACTTAATATTAGATGAACGTATAGAAGAACTATCAGAAGAAGCAGTTGTTGCTTTCTGAAATGGAACCTCTTCCGCTAACCTAAGTATTCTATTTGTTTCTTGTCTACTAAACCCATCATCGTAAGAATAGTAACTCTGTGGGTCATTTTGTTCTGGTTCATATACATATTTAGTCATAACATTCTTAGTCTAAGTTTAAAATTTCATTTACATACCCTTCTTCTTCTCCGAACTTGGAAGGACAATTAAGTGGCTTAGAACTGTCATATTCATATGCCCAATCTGTTTTACCAAGTTCTTCAAATCGTTTCTTAATCTTCTCATTATAATGAAACGCTATACTGTCTACTCTTCTCTGAATATCTGCTCTTGAAGATTCGTGTGTATTATTATCGTGAATAAATTGTAAGTATGTAAGTCTTGGTATTTTACAAAACTTTGTTTCCAAAAATGTACGTACTATCAATTCATAATCATCTGCTATTGTCAGGTGTCTATTGTGACCACCTATTGAAAAATATACGTCTCTTCTCCAAGCACGAATGTGATTAGGTACTCCTACAATATGTCTTATTGTTTTTGGATTTATATTTGTTTCATCTGCAACATCAATAATACTGTTAGCAAATTCCCCTTCGTAATACTTACCATACCCGAAAGAAAATCCTTCATCATACTTTAAAGAATTTCCATCTTGACCAATCTCTGCTGAATCTCCATAATAGAATCCACAAGCAGGATGTTCTTCATATGCTTTTACTAAGTCTTCTGTACACGTTTTTATTAGATAGTCATCGTGGTCAAGTTCTGCTAATATTTCACCCCGTGTCAACGTTGATGCTCTATATTTAGCTTCTCCAACTATTCCACCCGTCTTGTCTCTGAAGTCATATACTTTAACTCTACAATCCCTTCGTTCGAGTTCTCGTAACTCATTTAAAGTAACTCGTCCATCGGTTGAATCATTAACTATTACCCATTCCCAATTATCATATGTTTGTGATACTAATGAGTTGTATGTATTATATATGTCAGTTCCTATGTTATGTACAGGTGTGAAATATGAAACAAGTGTAACGTCTCTGTCAGACAACATATAATTCATCGCTACATTATACCCAATCTGACCTTTATCATTATCATCCTCGTTCCAAACATTATACCATTTTCGTCTAATCTCGTTTGGCTTATTCATTAGTTGGTCTAATGACAGTGGGTCTTCTACATCTGTTAAAATACAATCAGGATTGACTTTGTATAAATATTCATTTATATTGTCACTTGGGTTAATGTAGGTTACATCTAATTCAGCTTCAAACCATTCAGCAACCTTTTTTGTTTTTAAGTCAGGTGTCCCGTCTCCTATATATAATATTCTCGGTAAAAAGTGTTTACTATCATCTTGAAGATAATTATAATGAGAAATAACTTTATCTATAAATTTAAAATCAGCTTTATATTTGTCATATAATTTTTCAATTAACTGACCATCTCCTGTATACACTGACGGAATGTCAAATGTAAACACATCTCTATGAAATATAAATTGTCCTGAATCTACTTTACCTACTACCATATTTTCAGGTTTGGCATATCGGTAATCCTTTCCCGTAAAGTCTTTCCCGTCTACAAACTGATTAAATACATAAACTTTACTATCGTCAAGTTCGTTATGAATTGTTTTATAAAAGTCTTCGTGAATGATATTATCATCATCTAAAATATATATCCAACCCGTTTCAATAGACTTGATAACATCACTCATTGATGTATGTAAATAATCACCTATATTCTCTCTGTAATAAAGTTCTGCATCGTACTCATTAGTTAGTTTTGAGAGTAACTTAGAATCAATGTCCTGAACTCGGTTCGTATCAAATATGATATGCCAATTAATATTAAATAAGTCACACGGATATATTGAATCTGCTACCTTATCTAAATTTTCTAAACGAGATGAACGTGTTATTAAATGTATTGTCTGTTTATTCGACATCAAAAAAGAATAGTTGAAATAACCTTGAATTGTTTATACTGTCACCGAAGTAGTTTGAAGCCGCGTGTATACTTGAAGCGTTCCATATAACTAATCGGTTATATATATTTGCCACTGAATCTACCTCTTCGAACGATACGGATTCATAAAAGGAAGGAATATCTCCGTATCCACTAAACGTCTTTAAATAATCAGGATTATCTGTTGAAACTTCTTCACCTGAAAACTGTCTGACTCCTGTTATTTTACTTCTGTACGTTTTTGTGCCTGAATTTAAAGGTGGGTTTGGTGTCAGAAATACTATTGCTGCATATTGTTGTTGGTCAACGTGATATACAATAGGTGTATCCCCTGGACACCATTGAAACATACCGTTTTTATATGAACCATCATTCCATCCTACAATTTTTTTACCAAGAAGTTCTTCAAATCTTTCTTTGGTTCCATCAATTGTAAATGTTTCCTCTGTTCTATTTCCTCTATAAAAGTCAGAGTCTCCAATGAACTCCATATTATTAATAGCGTAGTCACGAACTTTATCAGGGTCAGTGTAAAAGTTGTCTACAATGATAAGTTCTCTTTTTGAAAATGAGTTCAATTCACCAACATCTAAATTGTTATCAGATTCTACCAATTCAACTTCATTCGATTCTACTTTACTAACAGTAGAAGACTTACTTTCTTCTTTTGGATTATAAGTTAAAAACTTTGAGATGTTTCCTAATACTATAGGATAATCTTTATCTCCAAAGTATACACTAACATCTTTATATAAATCTTCTATATCTAATCCGCTAATATTAAATCCAACATTAGGAGTTTTGGTATCTCCATAGATATCATCCACATCGTCTCTTGATGTTGATACATCTGACCATTTATATTCAGTTCGATTTACTACTATAGAACTGATTGATTCTTCATAATTTACAATCCAACCACTGATTCTATATCCAGATTTATTTTTTTCTATAGTATCAATGTACCATTTGGTATCTTTATGATTACTTTTGTGTGTATTTGAGTATTCACTATTTATAATTTTCATAGTAACAATATAACATATTTTTAATTAAAAGTCAAGTTATTTTTATAGTTTATTTTCTATTTTTTCTATTTTCTTTTTCAGATTATCAATTTCATTTTGTTGTTCTTTAATACCTTCCACTAATAATGGAATTACACGGTCATACTGAATAGTAAAGTACTCTTCACCGTCATAATCATTAAACTGTGTAAATGGTGCTGGCTTAACAATTTCAGGCAATACTTTCTGTACATCTTGTGCTGACAAACCTACTCGTGTATCATCTTCATCATATCCAAATGATTTAGCTAAGTCATTATACTTGTAATAAAATCCATTTAATAACTTTATCTTATCAATAGGGTTAGATATGCCGTTAAGTTTTATCTTAAGTCTATCATCGGAAAAGTTTGCTGTAACGTCTCCTAATACATTAAGGTCTGTTTCAACGTACCAATAACCTGCCGTGTCAGTAGTCCAATTATATCCAAATTCTTCAGTAAAATCAGATGTTCCATTGCTTCGTGGGGCTTGAAACAGTCTACCATACCCTGCATTACTAAATCCTGCATTTATAGCTTTACTTAGTCCACCTGTAGAAGATGTTCCCTGTGCATATACTAAAGCCGCTTCCACATCCAATTGTTGAAAAGTAACACTATCAGAACTTCTAAGATTCTGATTCATCAAGTGAACTTCTGTTGTTCCCTGACCCGTATTTATATTACCACAACGTATTGTAGAGTTACCTGTGGCATTTAAGGAATTATCGGAAACAAAATTCCAAGCGTTGACCCCATCATCGTGCCATATATGGTCAATATTACTCGTACTTATGTTCGATGTAGAGAAATAACTTCCCTGAACTTCACCACTACAGTCAACTGTTCCACTTACCGTTAATGTAGTCCCGTTAAAGAGTAAGTTAGATTCTGCTACTGCTGAATCTGTAGACCCGTCCGAAGTTAGAACCCTGTTTGCAGTACCACCACCCGAAACAGTAGTAAATCCTGGGCCTTGATTTCCTTGTGGGCCGGTTGGGCCACTTGGGCCTTGATTTCCTTGTGGGCCTGTAGGGCCACTTGGGCCTGTACTTCCCTGTGGGCCTGTAGGGCCTGTAGGGCCACTTGGGCCTTGGTTACCTTGTGGGCCTGTAGGGCCACTTGGGCCGGTAGGGCCACTTGGGCCTTGATTTCCTTGTGGGCCTGTAGGGCCTGTAGGGCCTGTAGAACCTGTACTTCCCTGTGGGCCTGTAGGGCCAGTTGGGCCAGTTGGGCCTTGTGGGCCTGATGAACCAATTAAACTAATTTCAGGGTCTCGTAAGAAAACGGGATTAGTACCAATACCTGACCAATTAAGACAGACGATTGATGCGTACTGTGCTCCTGTATTTGGAGTATACGTATATTCACTTGTTTGCCACGATGCTGTTATAGACGCATTTTCTAACCAATTCGTTCTTCCTGATGTATCTTCTTGGACTAATGTATAATCAGCCTGATTAGAAACAGCAATTTTTCCACTTGGTAGAGAAGAGTTATATTCATATATTCGAAGGTAGAATCCTGTTCCATAACTTGCGTCTGACTTGTATTGTACTGATATTTTCCACTGCTCATTTGAAGACGTATTTACTCTCCACGCAGGAAATGCACAACCAATAGTAGTATCACCACCTGTAGTCTGTAATTTCATAGCTCGTTCAGAACTATCCCAAGAAATAGTGTCTACGTTACTATTACTATAAGCAGGTACGGCATCATAAGGTGCGTTTACAAGTCCCGT